ACGGATTCCTGACAGATTACATCGATAGCACGGGTCTCAAGGTGCCAGAGGAGAGGATGAGAACCCTTGGTTCTCTTCTCACCAAGTACTTGCAGCGGGCGACAGGCGAAGAGGATGTCGTACGTGATACCCTGTGGGAGATCAAGAAGATCCAATTTAACAACACCTTCGCCTACGGAGAGGGTAACGAGATCGACTTTGATGCTCTCAGCGGCATAACTGGCATCTTCGGCAAGAACAGAAGGGGAAAGTCATCGATCATCGGGACCCTGATGTATGCTCTCTTCAATGCGACAGATCGTGGTCCTATGAAGAACCTGCACATCATCAACACCAACAAGAATTACTGCGATGCCAAGGTTGATGTCGTCATCAACGGCGAGAACTACACAGCACACAGGATCACAACGAGAACTTTCCCCAAGAAGGGCCCTGAGTATGGGGTAACTCAACTTAACTTCTTCAAGGGTGAGGATACTGATCTCAGCGATGAGCAGCGTCGCGAGACTGAGAAGGTTTTGAGACGCTTGATTGGCACATCAGAAGATTTTCTCATGACCTCTCTCGCGTCCCAGGGACAAATTAACACGTTCATCAGCGAGAAGGCGACAGCAAGGAAGAGTATTCTGTCCAAGTTCCTTGATCTCGACATCTTTGAGAAAATGTACGATCTTGTCCGGGAGGACATCTCTCCCATCAAATCCAGCATCAAGAACAAGTCGACAGAGGATCTAAGGGGCGAGATCTCCCGTGCTGAGTCTGACATCCTCCGTGTTGAGAAGGAGATCTCAGAGATAGATTCTCGAATCCACGGCATCCAGGATGAGATCGAGGAACTCGTTGCTAAGACAGCAGGTTCAGCAGGAAACTCTGGAATAGAGCCTTCTTCGACGATATCTGCAAGAATATCTCGAATCAAGGCAGAGATAGATGATCTTGAGTCCGATGTTGTGAACCTTGCAGCAGAGAAGGAATCTCTCAATCTAAAACTTGAGAAGGCTAAGAAGATCAAGGAAGAGTTCTCTCTCGAGGAGATCACACGTAAAGTTGAGACCACCAGGTCCCTAGAGAAGACCTTTGAGACACTCAAGGGAGATCTTCGCACCCAGCAGCACATCCTGGAAACAAAGATCAAATCTGTGTCAAGACTCGATGAGGTGCCTTGCGGTGACTCATTTCCAACCTGCAAGTTTATCAAGGATTCTCACGAGGACAAGAAGTCACTGTCGAATCAGCGAGATGTCGTGAGTTCGATGGAGTCAAGGATCAAGGAGATCGAAACTAAGGTGAAGGAGATGCAGGGTGAGAACCCTGAGGAGATGCTTCGTAAGTACAATAAGGTTATCGAGACCGAAAGAGCAACAATCTCCCAGGTGCAGATCAAGGAAGCACATATCAGTGCCAAGAACCAGAGGATCCAGGATAAGCGTAGTGGTCTAAGCAAGGAGACGATCCTTCTCAATCAGGCAATCGAGAATGAGGCAGGTGAGGATCCTAGCAGGAAGGGTCTCACATCACGCCTTGACGATCTAAGGGTAGAGAGCAAGTCACTCAATGAGAAGAAGGTAAGGCTCGCGACATCCCTTGGTGTTCACACGTCGACGAGAGATAATGCCAAGAAGGGTCTTGTCGATCTTGAAGCTGCTATTGATCGTTTCGAGACTCTCGATGTGCTGCAGGATGCTTTCTCTAAGAGAGGTATTCCGCTCCAGATCATGAATGCTCAGATCCCGACGATCAACAAGGAGATTGAGTCCATCCTACAGGGAGTCGTAGGATTCTCCATAGAGCTTGAAGCTGATCTTGACAGCAACTCCATGGACATCTTCATCAACTACGGAGACTCTCGCAGGGTGATAGAGCTCGCCTCAGGAATGGAGAAGATGATGGCGTCTCTCGCTATCAGGGTCGCACTGACAAATATCTCATCCCTTCCGAAGACTAACATGCTCATCATTGACGAGGGGTTTGGTACCCTCGACGATACCAACATTGAGGCGTGCACAAAGCTCCTGGAATCTTTCAAGAGATGGTTTAAGAACATTATTGTCATCTCGCACGTTGACGCTATCAAGGATGCAGTTGATAATGTCATCGAGATTAACTGGGAAAACAATAGTGCGAGAGTCATCCACGGTTAGATTCAAGAACTTCTTCTGCAGCGTCTGCGATAATATCATCAGCACCCGTCTCGATGCCCTACAGGTTGTCGAGCACGGGTGCTGTGATGATTGTGTCACCTATTGGCTGGAACCGAACAGGGAGAAGTGGAAGGAGGGGTGGCGACCCCAGGGTGAGCAGTTAAAGAACTATGTAGAGCGGATATCGCGAACCCTCATACGTAATGGATAATTAAAGATCGGAGTGCACATGCTTTCTCTAGACGAGATAAACAAACTTGGCAACATAATTGACACGACCTTTGGTCGGTATTCGTCACCCACCGGACACACTTCTGTCACGGCTCACCTGACAGGTGATGTCCTTGCTGTCAAGTTTGTCACAGTGATCGTGATAGCATCTGAGATGCCTGCCCACCTCCAGGTCGATGGACACAGGCAGCCTGCCCAGAAGGCGATCGACGGCTTCATGAAGAGAGTTCGCGATGAGTTCAAGGAGGAGACAGGCCGCGCGCTTAAGGTGAAGAATCTTAAGTACGACGATAGCGTCGAGGTGATCTCAGCATCTCCCTACGTCCTCAAGCGCAACGCTTTCTTCAGGATGAACGCCTCCTTTCAAGTGAGCTGATGGCTGTCGTCCAGAGCAAACAGCGACAGGTTCAGGAGGTCATAAAGTGTGGCAAGGATCCCTCGTACTTCTTCAATAGCTACATAAAGATCCAGCACCCGATCAAGGGCCTCATTCCATTTAGCACGTACCCGTTCCAGGACGAGTGCGTGCAGAAGTTTATCGACAATCGATTCACAATTGTCGTTAAATCCAGGCAGCTAGGCTTATCGACTCTCACAGCAGCTTACGCTGTGTGGCTGGCGATATTCCAGAAAGACAAGAACATCCTCGTCATCGCAACAAAGCTATCTGTTGCACAGAACTTCATCAAGAAAGTCAAGACGATGGTGAGGTCACTGCCTCCCTGGCTACTCCTTCCCAGGATCGTCACTGACAACAAGCAGCTTCTCGAGTTTAGCCACGGATCATCCATCAAAGCTGTGCCAACATCTGATGACGCTGGTAGATCTGAGGCACTCTCCCTTCTGATTGTCGATGAGGCTGCATTCGTTAAGAACTTCGACGAGCTTTGGACAGGTCTCTACCCCACGATCTCAACCGGTGGTCGCACGATATTGCTCTCAACACCCAACGGTGTCGGTGGCCAGTATTACAAGCTCTACACAGATGCAGAGGCAGGTCTCAACGAGTTCTGTCCGATCAAGCTACCCTGGAACGTCCATCCCGAGAGAGATCAGCCTTGGTTCGACTCAGAGACCAGAAACCTCTCGCAGAAGCAAATCTCACAGGAATATCTCTGCGACTTCGCATCGTCGGGTGACACCTACATGTCTGACGACGATCTCAAGTGGCTCTGGGCAAACATCCAGCATCCAGTTGAGAGGATGGGACCCGACAAGAACGTTTGGGTCTGGAAATACCCGCTGTCTGAGCACAAGTACGTCATCTCGTCCGACATAGCGAGAGGAGAATCAAAATATTACTCGACATTCCACGTGATCGACACGTCGGCATCAGAGGTGGTGGCGGAGTACAAGGGTAAGATGCCTCCAGACAGGTTCGCTGAACTTCTTGCGCAGTTTGGTAAGATGTACAATGAAGCACTGCTCTGCCCCGAGAATAACTCGTACGGCTATGCCACGATCATAAAGCTCAGGGATATCGGCTATAAGAAGATCTACAGCACCAAGAAGTCGACTGCATACATGGCAGACTTCGTACCCTCGAATGATAATGAGGGTGCAGGTTTTGCAACCTCAGGAAAGACTCGTACTCTCATTCTAACGAAGCTCGAGGAAGTACTCCGAAACAGGCACATAACGGTTAGATCTTCTCGTCTATACGATGAGCTCAAGACATTTGTGTGGGTCGAGAACAGGGCGCAAGCGATGAAGGGATATAACGACGACCTTGTCATGTCCCTAGCGATCGGATGCTGGCTCTTCGATGCTTCAAGCGAATATAGCCGAGATGCTGTCGCACTGAGTGAGGCGATGCTCAAAGCCATGAGCACCTCCAAGAAGTTATTCAACGGGGCATCCACTGACGTGATCACAAATGCCCACCAGAAGAATATGATTACCAAGAGAGACCCAGTATCCAGGGGAGATTCCCCGGCTCGCGGATTCTTCCCGAGTGACTTTCTCTGGGTCCTCAAGTGACGGGAGGCTAATTTGGCAAAGAATGACAATCTCTTCAGCAGACTGGGTCAGCTCTTTAGATCTGGCCCTGTCATCAAGCGAAGAGTCAGAAAGATGGACGGCGCACAGGGATCTGAGACCTCTGATTCGGCCTTTCAGAACTTCAAGAAGACACAGAGTTACGTCTACAGCACAGCGATGTCAGCCTACGGTACCTACGACCGCATGGCAAGGTACTCCGATTTTAGCGAAATGGAGTATAGTTTGCACGGTGACACGCTAATTGCTTCTCCTGATTCTCCAGATGGATTTTTCAGGCTGGAAGATCTTGCAAAGGCGTGCGAGTCTGATCCTGATAGGATTTTTATAGTCTACTCATACGATCATGAAAGGAAGCAGATCGTACCAGCGATTGGGAAGCAAGCCAGGCAGACTTGCGTCGATGATGCATGGCGCATCACTTTCGACGACGGAAAGACGCTAGTTGCAAGTGCTGAGCACAGACTCATGCTCAGAGATGGCACATATACCAAGGTTGAAGACCTTCAACCGGGTGATTCTCTCATGCCCTTCTATCGCAAAGATCTCTTTGAGAATGCAAAGACGGGTAAGAGCGGCTATCGCTGGATTTACACCATGGATCCAGAACATCGTGGCTGGACCAAAGAGCACCAGATTATTGCTGAGTTTGTTGGTGGTAGGAAGCTTAACAGCGAAGAAGTTGTTCATCACATCAACTTCACAAAGGAAGACAATAGGCCACAAAATCTTCGCATTATGACCCAAAGTGACCATAATTCGTACCACGCTTCTCTCAACAATGACGGAAAGTGGTCACAGCAGAACGCTGAGTGGGTCGAGTCCTTCAAGGCTAATCACGCCATGTGGATTAGGGACAATGCGCCTACTAGACGACATGACATCACATTTAGTAAAATTCTCGAAGTTTGCGAACGAGTGGGCTTCAATATTACGAAGGTGTCGTCAACTCTAGACATTTCTCAACAGCTCATTAATGAGAGGCTTGTCTCGCAGGGATTTAGCAGCTTCGAGAAGTTCAGGGAAGCCTATGAGTCTGGTATGGTCTCCACCGTTCTCAACGGGAAGCCCGGGTTGTTGACTAGAGACCTTTCGATGGATCTAATCAATGGTCTTATGGAAGAGAGTGACACAAAGCGCTCTCTTGCAATCAAGATCGGGTGCACAGTTAATGTTCTCGATAAGTTTCTTTCAAGACGTCAAAGGATGAGCTGGCAAGACCTTAGGGGCTCTCTTGGATTTACCAGATCCAACGGACATGACAGAGGTGGCAGGCCTAGGGGTGGCTTCTCACGAAACCCAGATGTTACTCTGCAGACCATCTATAACGCCTACACACCCGGAACATCTCTCCCGCAGATTGCTAGGAAGCTTCGTGTAACCAAGGGTGTTGTCCTTTCGAGATTGTCTTCTGCAGGATACAGCAAGTGGACCGAGTGGGTCGGATCACACCAGAACCACAGAATCGTGAGCATAGAGTATGCGGGTGTACACCCTCTATTCGATCTAACTGTTGATGGTTACAAGAACTTCGCGACAGACACTGTAATATCACACAACACACCCGAGATCGCCAGTGCCCTTGACATCTACTCAGAGGAGACAGCACCCTACGATGAGAAGGGTCGAGTTCTTCACGTCTTCTCTGAGAATCCGACGATCCAGAAGATCCTCGAAGACCTCTTCTTCGAGACACTTAACGTCGACTTCAACCTCAACTCCTGGGTGAGAAACCTCTGCAAGTACGGAGACTTCTTCCTCTTTAACGACGTGGATCCCAAGTACGGCGTCATCAACGTGTATCCGATGCCTGTCAACGAGGTGGAGCGCGAGGAGGGATTCGACATGAAGGATCCCCAGGCAGTTAGATACAGGTGGGTGACCCAGGGAAACCAGGTCCTAGAGAACTGGCAGGTCTCACACTTCCGTCTTCTCGGCAACGATGCATTCCTTCCGTACGGATCTTCAGTCCTGGAATCAGCTCGCCGCATCTGGCGTCAGCTCATCCTCATCGAGGACGCGATGCTCGTGTACAGGATCGTTAGAGCACCTGATCGTCGAGTCTTCTACGTTGACGTCGGCAATATCCCGCCCGAAGAGATTCCAAATTACATGGAGCAGGTGCAGACCTCTCTCAAGAAGAGTCAGGTTGTTGACAAGTCAACAGGAAGAGTGGACCTCAGATACAACCCAATGCCCGTTCACCATAGCACACCTGTTCCGCTTCTTGATGGAACTACGCTCACAATCGCCGAGATCTCTCAGCGAATGGAGGCAGATCCAGATTGGACACCCTGGGTGTACTCCATCCAGGACGGGACAAAGAGAGTCGTACCTGGAAAGGTCATCTGGTGCGGTAAAAATTACACCGCGAATCGTCTGGTGAGGGTGTGGCTTGACAACGGCTCCCACATCACCACAGCTCCTGAGCACCCCTTCGTGATGAGGGATGGGTCAGCCAGAAGAGCAGATGAAATTCAGGTGGGCGAGAGCCTGATGTCCGCATATCGTGACATAAACAGTCGCGGTTATGAGCGAATCGTTGAGCCGGGAGGAGATCGTAATTCCACACACGTCATCGTCGCTAGAGATGCCTACGCTGACGTGTGGAATAGCACTGATTGTCGCGTTGTCCACCACAAGCACCCCGAGATGGGTGGTACCAACAAGCGAAACAACACGCCTGATAACCTGGAGGTGATGAA